GCAACACCACTCGTGAAACTCTGACCAAGATAGTATGTACGATTATTTATTACGGTTGAGATACCGGAGAAGTTAGTATCAATACCTAAATTAGATCCAGTGGATGGAGTAATTGTCAAACTTCCACCCGATCCAGGTGTAGCAGTAAACTCAGTTAAATCAAATCCATACGTAGGTTGAGTCTGTGCTGTTCCAACTGTATTAAATCCAGCAACACTTCTATCTTGCCAGAACTTAAGCACTCCAGTAGTTTGATCGTAACTAACAACTCTTCCTACTGCAGTTGTTCCAGTAGAAACTGTTTGAGTGAAGTATGAATCTGCTGTAAACGTAGCAGTGCTGTATCCAGTTCCAACTAATCTAAGGGCACTTACTGCAGATGCTTTGTCAGAGTTTAAAATAGAAGATGATCCAAACTGTTCAGGATTTTCTACAACACCAATCCTTGCTATTTGAGCACCAGTAACAAAGTCTGGATTTTCATTATCATTTTCAATTCTAGAATAAAGAAGTACATTATATGCACCTAACTCTCTATAGATATCTGCACCATGTCCTCCCTGAGGAGGAATGATTACATCAAAAGTAGGTCTTGTAGTCCCTGTAGGAACTCCACCTGCAACTAAATCAACGTTGCCATATGTATAACCAGAACCCTGACTAGAAACAACAACTTGTCCTACCTGCTGATTACCATTAATAACAATCGTACATTCTGCTCCAACTCCATCACCTTTGATAGGAACTCCAGTATAAGTCGCATTAGCGGTTCCTAAACCAACTCCACGATTAGTGATTGTAACGATCTTGATTCCACCATCAACAGCATTATCTCTAACCGCTGCATTATCAGTTGCAGTTGTCCAGTCTTTTGGAACTGGCATATACTGGGTCGATTCAAACTTAACAACTTCACTTGGTGTAATAGTATAAAGATATTTCCAAATATATCCATCACCACTAGTGCCTGCACTTCTTGGTTCTAAATCAGTAAAAGTAGGTTCATCCAGAGATGCTTTTCCTGTTGGATTATCTGGATCAGTTCCATTCTGCAAACAGATGTAAACTCTGAAATCGCTATTAATCACAAAGTAAGTTGAGAGATACAGGGAAGTAGATCCTGAAACTTTTGCAGTATTTGTTCTACTGTAATCATGGCGATACATGTCATACACAGTTCCAGAACTCCAAGTTCTTTTTGGAACCACTTGACTTGCATCAGCAGTATTAATTTTCTTCAGAGCGACCATTGTATCCCAATAATCGTTCTCTTCATTAAAATTATCTTTTGGTGCAGGAGGATCAGTATCCCAATCACTTTGATAATCAGTGGCATTAGTTAAACCAACAAAGGAATAATAAGAATTACTGGAGTCAACGACTCCAGCAATAAAATTCTTTGCGTTTAATATCCTTATCTGATCCGTTATAATAGCAGCCATTTTGGACAGAGTTTTTCTTTATTTATTAAGAGTTTGCGGTATAATTTTTAGACTTTAAGAAGTTAGATCTAACCACTCTGGTCGAGGTAGTTATACCAGATGTATATGCTGTGTAAGATGTTTCAACATTTCTAGCTTTGACATCAATTCTTCCCCAACCGAATATACCAAATCCATAATCAGAGGTTGTGATTCCAGAAGAGTATCCCGAAGGAACACTAGAAGCATCAACAAATAATCTCTTGACTGTTGTAGATATACCAACAACATCTCTAGTTAATGTCTCTACACTGGAAACCTCATATATTCCGTCAAATGTATTTCCCATACCAACGTTAGATTTGGTAATCCTGAAGTAATCATTTGCCTGAATAGAGGTAATTGTTACTCCAGTTCCAGCAACAACAGAGTTTCTGAGGAAGGAGTCATATGGGACATGAATATCAAAAATAAACTGTGGACCAGCAGTGGTTCCAAATCCAACAATGATACCATTATCACCAGAGTAACTTTCTACTTCACACTCCTCCTCAGTATGACCTGGAGGAGAAATAAGAACAGTAGGCACACTTGTATATGTATATCCGACACCAGGAGAGGTAATCGCAACACCAGTGACAGTTCCACCAGCACTTATTGTTACTGTGCCAAATGCTCTAGAATCAGAGGTATAACCAAAACTTACAGTAGCAGTAGTGTATCCAACACCACCATCAGATATAACCACGGAAGATATGGTTCCAAGACCAGAGACTACAGCAGTTGCAGATGCACCAACTTTAGGTTCCTGGGCAATAAATTTAATCTTCTTCTGGAATGATGTGTTAGCTGCTTCGTTTTGGGAGTTGAAAAGTGGTCTTAATGTATCAACGTATACAGCAGTGGAACCAACTCCAACGTTTTTAGTAATATAAGAAGTTGGATTGATAATAGGTTCATACAGTTCTCTATCTTTTCCTGATGGAATTCCGTTAATAATCTTATCTTCAGTCTGCCTACACCAAGTAACTGGTCTTGCTAAGTTTACATCATTAGTGTTTCCAGGTCCAAAGTAAGGATTAGTTTCAACGTTACCAGTTGAAAGAATGTTAAGAACACTTCTTACATCTTCATCAAGACTTTGATGTTGAACACCTGCCATGTGATTGAGTTGTAACGTATCACCTTTTTTAACTGTTTCAATAACATCTCTAAAGATAACATCACTATCACCATTTCCTTTATAGAAAATAATGGAGACTTTATCACCGATCTTCAGTTCCTCAGTAAATGTAACGGTGCTTCCTCCGCTGAATTCATATCCTTGACCTGGTACTTGTAAAATATCATTTACAAAGATGATTAAGACATCTTGTACGTTAATTTTAGAACCTGGAGAAGACACAATAGAAACAAGATCTCCATTTCTACTAAGTGGGAAATCTTTTCTTACACCATCAATAAATTCTTCAATGTTATCAAGAAGTTCTAAAGTTCCCACAGACCATCCAGAGAACTTATCATCAGCAACTTCATCAACAGTAACTTGGAACTCATTTCCAGAATAAGACGAAGTGGTTGGGATTCCAGTTGTTCCACCGATAGCGACTGTGAGTATCGCATTTTCTCTATAACCATAACCAGTATTTTGTATTTCAAAATCAATCACACTAGAACCATTACCAACCACAACGTCTACAGTCGCTTCAGTTCCAACTCCAGCAGGAGAAGAAGAACTGTAGAACAAACGCATATTTGAATATGATAAAGGATCATCAAATACGACAAATGGTTGATTAGTGTGAGTGTAACCTGTTCCTGGATTTGTAATCGCAACACTTACAATATGACCACCGCTTATGGCAGCAGTTCCAATAAATTCAATATTACCAGTTCCAGTACTAGAAGTTCCAACACCCACATTAACAGTTGTTTGAATACCAGATCTATATCCAGATCCACTATTACCAATTGAGACTGAGAGAACAGTACCAAAACCAGAGATTACTGCCGTTCCACCGGCAGAAATCAGAGGTTGATATCCAAATCCTTCAGTTGAACCAGCAGATACGATTACGCCACCTTTAGGGAAACTAGAAATACCCACATCAGGTCCTAATGGAGTTTGTGGCGAACTTCCATTAAAAGAAATAGTTGTGATTCCTGAAGATTCAACAAGAGTGTAGTCTTTTATTGATGATGGAACTTGGAAAATATCATTGATTAAAACAATTGCATTTTCATTAGTGATTCCAGTTATATTTGATGCAGATTGAGTCAATATAAACTCATTAGTGGTTCCATTAAACTTATCGTTAATATTATCAAAAATATAGTTCTTAGCGTAGGACTCAGATGATTCATTAGCAATGCCAGATCGGATGAATGATCTTCCTTGGAAAGAAGAACCTGTTGTTATGCCAGTCCAATCTCTTTCGTCAGGTGGATTAGTTGCTGATCCGATTGGAGTATTACCAAAAGGTGCTTCGGCAAAGTTAAGAACATTGTCTACAATATTATAGTTACCAGTTATTTTTGTAACAAGAGTACCTGTGTCAGCAGCACCAGCTCTAGTTCCTAACCACTCTCTACGCACTCTTATTGCGTTAGTTGAACCAATACCAACACCTTCAATCTTCATAATCTCATCACCAATCTTAATAAGATCAGATCCAAAGAAAGATGTAATTCCACTAAATTTAATAGTTTCATCAAATACAGTTATATTTGTCGATATACCAGTTGTTACCGAAGTAGAAACAATAGGAGACTGAAGAACATTATCAATAGCAACCATTACTTTAGCATTTTGATTAGTAGCAACAAATCTATGAGAGGTTCCTATACCAACACTTTCAAGTGTTACTGCAATAGCAGGCGTGCTAAGTGCGTTAGCAGCACTAGTTGCAAGTTGTATGGAATTATCATCAACTTTGATTGCAAATACATTTTCAGTAGGCAAGAATGTCGTGCTTCCTACTCCTGTAAATGTAGTGGTAGCAATTCCAACTGAAGAAGTAGTTGTCCCAACATGATGATATTCAATTTTTTCACCAGTTACGTAGAAATGGTTTGGAATAGTGATGGTGTTTTCGGTGAGGTTAACAATGTCACTGTCATTACCAGTAAAGTATCTTTCAAAGATTTCATCATTATTATGATTTAATCCAAATGCTCTCTTAATATCAGATTCAGTTCCTGTGTAAGTTCCAGGTTGAGTTTGAATTGATCCATTAGTGAAATCAATTTCAGTTGGAGAACTTTCATCTTCAACAATCAAACATAGTGTTTGAGAAAATACGGTGACAACTGTGTCAATACTTGCTTCAGGTGTAAACACCAGAGAGTTAGTTCCGTCCGAAGCAAGTACAGATCCAAATGTCCCAAGTCCAGCGTGAGTTTCAAGGTTAGCAAATTCTGTGAAGAAGGTATCACCTGGATTAGTTGCATCTACAAAACTCTCAGCGACGACTACTTCAGAAAGTTGAACTCTATGATTTGTAGTATCTGTTACCTGAACGATATAGTGTCCAACATCAGATTCCCCACCAAAAGAAGATACTGTGGTGATTCCTGGAGATCCAGATGCGCTGATTGAAGTAGTCTCTGCTTCTAGTGTAACCCTCTGCATTGAAATAGTAGAGATTCCTGTAGACGTTGCAGTAGCAAGTCCAACAATCATCGTATTAATAGAACCAGTTGTTGCAATTCCAACAGCAGGAACAAAATCTACCTTTAAGTTAGAACCATCAATATAAGGATGATATGTACCAAGTCCAGTCTCTGAAGATTCTGCAAATCCACCTGTCGCCATTCTTCCATATTCTAAGAGTTCAACATTAGTTCCATCATGAACTAGGTTCAACTCAACCATTTCAAACTTACTTTCATTAATATCTGGATTGATATTAACAATAACTTTTGCTGAGGTGTAAGTATTTGCAATAGATACGATTGTAGTGGTAATTCCAGTGGTAATCGTCGTACTCGCAGTGGATACGTCAACTATGCCACCAAGATTTGTTGAACCAACACCTGTCGTAAAAATACCAACTAAACTATAATCAACGGTGGTGACATCATAATCATTAACGCTAGACTTAGTTGGAAAAAATGTTAACTGACCTTGATCACCAGAAACCGAGAAGTCAAAAGACCCTTGATCATATGCAGTTTCGATTCTACCAAATTGATTTAAATATCCATTACTGCCATCAGTAACCACGTCCACGAGTAGAATTTGTCTCTGGGCAGTAAATCTCTTATCTCTAACATAAGTGATGTATTTGTGAGTTCTCTTTGCTAAATTAAACGTATTGACAACACTGAAAGGAGTTGATCTAGGTTCGCTATTAAAATCACCACTTATATCATCAATAGAAAGAACTCTATTTCCAACAGACTCAAAGTAGTCTGTAAGAATTCTATTAGCAAATATCATCTCATCTGATATTGTTCCACCATTGATATTGTTTTCTGTGACTAGATCAAAATCATGCACGCAATTAAAGTTGCCAAAACCAGTTAGTTCATTAACAGCATCAACGGTTCCTAACTCAGTTGACAGACCAACTCTCATACTATTAGTATTAGTTGTCTCTAACTGATAATCAGAAAACTTTTTATATCCTAAAGTATGATTAGTTGAAGAAACAACATCATTCCAAGTATCATATGGCACTTCTGATTTTAAAGAATATGAGAATCTTTGATAATAGAAATTATCTTGAACCCTTTGAAGATCATAGTTAAGTTCTCCAGAATCATTCTGCCATCCTCTTACAACTTTAGAACTTGCCGCATAGTTGAGGTATGATTTAAATGAAGTTATTGAAGTTGCAGTGCCAACAAGATTAGAGGATTTTCCTGCAATTCTTTCTCCAACAACAAACTCATCATCGGAAGATACTACCACAGTAGAAGTGATTGGGTTCCATTCTTCAACTTTACCAGTTTTTGAACCTGAGGTTACAGTTTCACCGACAATATAATCACTGAGTTCAATTAAAGATTCAAAAGTAGGGAAGTGCTTTTGTGGAGTGATTCTTCCCGTGGAATTTACAGCATTAAACTGACCTGGGGTTGTACCGTCTTTAATCACGTCAGACATATTGAATCTAACAGATCCAATGCCAGCAAGATTTGGAGTAACCTCAGTTAACTCAAATAACTTATAGTCATAATCAGAAGAGTTAAAGTTAGTTCCTGTAGATCCTACGCCAACACTTACATTTTCTACAAGAACTTTATCACCAACAGCAAATGGGAAACCAACATCTTCACTAAATCCTGCAGTTAAAGTGATCAATGCATCTTTAGTTGCAGGGAAGTATTCAATGGTGCTAATTCCTACACCCGAATCTGTTCCTGTTGTGATTATAGTTGGAGGTACATTAGACAGTGCCTTAGTATTTTTAAGAATTTCGATATTAGAAACTCCAAGGGTCATTCTAAGATCTACATCATTAATGGGTAACTGAGTTTTTCCATCAATCACAACTAATTTTGGAGTGATAGAAAATCCTCTACCAAACGAAGTAATACCAACCTGAACAAACGTTGCTGCTGGATCAATACGGATAGATTGTGGGAAAAGAAGTTTTGGTCTTAATGTTGGATCTGAAGGAAGACCAAATCCCACATCTTGAATTGAGGTAGATTTGAGAGAACCAATGCTTTTACTTTGTGCTTCTAAAATTGCACCTTCACCACCGTTGGTGGTTAATGTAGTAATTCCAGGAAGATCATAATAGTTCTTTCCTGGATTTATGACTTCAATCTTTGCTATTGGACCTCTTGTATGATCACAATCTGTTTCATAAAGCAGAGTAGAAGTAGTTGAAGCATAAGATACACTCTCAGGAAAATCAGGTAAATCATATAAGAAAGATGTTGTGCTTCCAATGGTGATTCTATGATTACCATTATACACACTATTCCTTATGGTGATTTCATTTCCAGAGATTACATCAGTATCTACTACTCTTTCGGATTTGATTGATGGTAGACTTGAATCGTAAATTAAATCAACATTATAATAAAGAATCTCAGGCAGACTAGAATTGACCGTTAGCACTGCCTTAGCACCCGCAGATCCGACTTGTCCAGATTTAACTAAACTAAAATCGTTATTACGAACTTTTAAATCTTTATCAGTATACAGATTTAAATCAAAAGCAGGATAATTAGATCCTAGTACAGAGTATCCAAGTGAAGAATCTGAAAGATTAAAAGTTACTGTAGAATCTCTATAAAATGTGATTGGTGGATTGATTGGATTAATGAAACCTCCAAGTCCAGTACTTGCGATTCCTACAGTTACAGGAATATCTCTTGTAGCGTCATAATAAGTATTTGCTAACTTAAAGTTATTGTCATCAACTTTAGAGATATAATAAACATTATCATTGGTAAGTCCTTCTGCAACTTCACTACCAATACCCACATTGTAAATTACTTTCTCTCCACTATTAAGTTCGTGATCTCGAATAAAGATTGCACCAGTAGAAGTATTGATTCCAGTGGAAGTAAATCCTAAAGGATTGAAAACAAGATTTCTATTATGATCATTATATTTTACAACTACTGTTTGCGATGTTCTTGGGTTTACAGATACATCAACTTTATGTAACGGACTGATTCCATGTGCCTCAGTGGTGTTTACGGTAACTGTATTTTTCTTTACTTCTCCAGTTATTACAGTATGATTGGTTGTAAAACTGTGTGTATTACCAACACCAACTCCTTTGAAGAACAGAGTTGAAGAACTTCTAAGAGTATTCGCAACTCCAATGAAAGTTCCAGTTGTTCCTAAACCAACTCTTACCGTTGCAATTCCAATGAGATCATCATTTATCTTAGCAACAAATAATTTTTGACCATTAGTCAAAGTGGTTCCTAAACCAACATTAGTTTCATCCTCCACATAAAGACCAGTTCCGCCATTTCCAGGAGAGTATGTTAACTGATCGCCAGTTTTAAACTTGTGGTTTTTAAAGTAAAGTGCTTTAGTTGGAATAAACTTTTGAGTGATTCCTGCACCTGGATTAGCAAAGGATAATGTAGAACCGATACCAATTCCAGCAGTGGTTCCTACACCAACGGTTTCTGCAGGGTCAAAATAAATTTGCTCATTTCTAGTAAACTTATAAGAAGAAGAAATGCCAGTTTCAATGTCAAAATTCCTGGAATCTTCAATCAAAAACTTACCGATTGTATGTCCAGCAGAAACAGTTCCACGAACCGCCCTTAAAACTCTTAATCTTGAGTTTTCAAAATCCACGTTTAGGACTTTAACTTTTTCTGTGCCAATGCCTAAGACATCATTTACCTTAGTATTAAGAATATTACCTGTAACACCAAAGTGTGTGACTAAACCTGTTATTCCTTCAGTGCCGATTGCCACTGCAGTTGTTCCAATACCAGCAAGACGAAGTACATTAGAAGAGATTCCTACACTGTAAGTTCCCTCTATTCCACTGGCATTAGTAGAAAGACCTGCAATTCTAATCACATCTAGAGTTCTGAAATCATGAGGATTATCACATACGACTTCATAAAGTCCAGATGACTTTGGATAAATCTCTACATTACTAATAGAACTGGATGCAACACTGATATTAGAAATTGATTTTCCTTTTACTTTGGTTACTTTGGCATAAGCACCTTCTCCACCGGTTCCATCATTATTAAAGTTTAAAGTGTCACCAACTCTATAACCAGTTCCAGCAGTAATAATACCAATGGAATCAATTGTTCCTGGTGCTACAGCATTTATTTTTGCTGTTTGATTGAGTTTATTTGGAATGAATAGATAAGGATACTCTCTATCATCTGATATTAAGTTAAGTGCATTGGTATTTCTACGAAGACCGTTCTCTTCAAAGTTAAAACTGTCTTGATCCTGTGCTCTACTGAAATTAAACTCATTTGGAACTGAGTAATAGTTTTCACCAATAATGTATGGAAAGACTGGTTTCTTATACTTTTCAAATACTCCAGATGCTTCAGTTTGGAGATCGTTGACTGTCATAAAGTAAGCATAAGTTCCATTTGGAAATTCTGGTGTAATGCCAAATCTTCCATTATTTTCATCAAGAACCGTGGCATCAGTTGTTTGCTTATGGGTATAATCTTCAACAAAAAATCCTTCAGGGAACTTAGATAACGGAGGTCTACCAGACTTAAGATCCAGGGAGTATCCAGATTTCAACTGAGTTACAACACCACCAGATGATGTAGTGTATCCATATGGTCCGTAAATTGGATTACCATCATAAGCAAATCCTAAAATTGGAGAGTGTTGATCTGAATCAACCTCAATACTGCTAACTTTTGTCAGATCACTCTGACCATAAATTGTATTACCCTCCGAATCAACAACATACGTTGATTCTCTTAAAACTCTAGGTGCATAGAGGTGGGTATACTGAAGTCTATCACCACCTACAATGAGATTGCCATCATCTTTAGCAAAAGAGGAAAATTTCTTTTCAAAGTTGTTTACTCTCCAGGTTTTAAGATTTGACTTAAATACAGGTTGTTCTTCAGCATCAAGTTCAGTTTCTACTAAAACTCTAGTATCATCTACATCATATCCTGCACCCTCTTCAAGAACTCTTACTTCAGTAAGAACTTCGTTAGATATGACTGGAACTAAAACTGCTCCAATACCAGAACCAGTTATTCTAAGATTGGGGGTAGATTTATATCCCTGACCACCATTCAGTATTATAACCTGCTGAATTTTTCCGTTACTTATGATAGGTTTTACCTGAGCATCTCTTCCGCTACTAATCGTAATTGTTGGTTGACGATCAAAGTTTAAAATTTCTGAAGATCCATATCCGACACCTTCGTTTTCAATATGAACTGAAGTAACCGAACCTCTTACAATAGGTTGAATAGATGCTTTAAATTCTTGAGTGCCAACAGATGCAATACCAACTTCTCCGACAAGAGTAGCAGTAATCTCTGGATAGTTAAATGTATGAGTTCCTACGCCAACAGAAGTGATATCAACATACTGTTTCGTTCTATAGTAATATTCCTTGTCCGAACTTATTCCAACCGTGGATAGTCTAAAAGAGTCTTTATTAACGGCAGTAACATAATATTCAGTATTATTAGTTAGACCCTCGGCAACCGTTCCTTCAGCATTATACTTAACTATCTCTCCACTCTTATAATCGTGATTACTAATTGAGATGATATTTGATGATGTATTGATTCCTGTTACAGGTGCTGTTCTCTTTTTATTTTCATAACCACTTCCACCATTGACAACAGTGATAGAGGATACAATAGCCTTTTTATTAACACTCTGAAGTGCGTGCTTACCAACACCAAATCCAGTCAAAGAAATAGTATTGATACCAGATATAGCGTCTCCCAGGGTTGGGTGTAGTCTAACGGTTGTATTATTAACTACAGATAAGAAGTACAATGCACTTGTATCTAAACCAACTACAGGTGACTCATCAAAAGTTTTATATATTACTTGCTCTGCATTTCTAAATTTGTGGAATGTTGAAAATCCAATAGTATCATTTGTTAAAGAAACTTTATCAGATACTTCATCTGCAAAAAACTTTGGTGCGTGGTTAATCAATTTCATATTGACCGAACCAAATGCACCTTGACCATTTCCACCATCAACCTTTAGAGTTGGTGTATGTAAATAATCAAAACCACTATCTAAGACCCTAACTTCCCTTAAAGAACCAGACACAGCAATAATGCCTGTTGCGCCAGTTCCAACACTGTCACTGATAATCGTATCTGGAAGATTGATTACATCAATTCCGTTTGATGGTACTAAAACATCAACACTTTGAATAGGACCGTAGTTTATAACGTCTTCAGACTTATAGTTCTGAATCTCCACACCATTTATTAAAATTCCTGTTGTACCAGGTTTTGTAGAAGTTTTAGAACCCTGGACAAATGGTGTAGAAATCTTTCTTAAAAGTTTCTGGGGTTTCAGAGTTTTTCCGTTGTATTCATACGGTTCAAGAGTATTGTCAGTAACAGTTACTCCACCAACATTTAAATATTCGCCTTTGCTAAGGTTATCTCTACTCTTTGCAAATTTTAAAGTAAATCCATCAACTCTTTCAACAAAATATAATCCATCAGCAAATAAAGCAGATCCTCTTGATACTACATTTTCGGTATCGCCATTTTCATTAATAACTCTACTTGTAGTTGTGATGTTGGCAGCATAATAAACTGCATCTCCAGTATAGAATCCATGCTCTACACCAGGAGTGATTTCAAACTGCGTTCCAGAAAAAGTTCCAGAAAAAGTAACCTTACCTGAACTTATTTCAATCGGTTGAGCATTATACGTTGGAATAGATGGTGATGCAACGATATAATCGTCGTCATCATCTTTATACAAGTTATAGACGCCTGTTGAAAACTGAGAAATATCTGAAAATATATTTGATACACCTTTTTGAATCTTTCTCTGAATATAAGAAACTTGAGTCGTATCTAAGTTTCCTTGACCTCTAACTCTTAAACTCTTTTCATCATCAATACTGATAACATTAGAATCTAACTTAGTGCCAGTTTTTGTAACGATAGTGATGCTGTTTCCTATTCTGATGTAATGCTTTGTATCTAAAGTAATACGATAAGTGAAATCAGAAGAGTCTAGCAGTTCTACTTTTTCTACATTATAGGTAGGTGATGTATTATACTCCCAAATGTTAGTTTTGAAGTTATCTTCATCAAAACCATAAGTGCTTACATTTGCAGTTGTTCCCTTTTTAAAAGAAAGAGTATTTTCAGGATTTTTAATAGAATTTAATACGGACGATACTCTTACTTTGATTATTTCATCCTGATTAAGTTTAGATCGACCATATGCAAATGTATTAACACCAACAGTAGTGGTATCTGCAATATTTTTTGTAAGATTTGTAATCCCAAAAAACTGGGTCAAAGACTTTGAAGTATATGATACTACACCAGTTGTGGTGTCTGTATATCTTACATACAGTTCACCTGTAGTTCCAAATCCGACAGTAGAGTCAACATCAAGAACAGAAGATCCAGAAGAAACATCTCCAATCACCCTTGTAGATGGTTCTACCTTTAAACTACCATACTGAACTCCATCAACACTAATATCTCTATTATATCCACCATCAAAATTTAATTTGTAAAAAGTTTTTCCAAACCCAACTTCTATTCTTTCTACAGAGGTGATGGGAACATATGATTTTTGTATATTGTTATCAAACTTATATGCATCTTGATATAAAGTTGCACCATCAAGATTATCGGGATCGCCTTCGATAGGTTCAACAATTATTTGATTAACAACTTCATATCTAGCATTAGAGGGAGTAAATAAAAACTCCGATGGTCTAACAACTTGTACCTCTTTATTATATAATGCTTTAAACAGTATTTCAAACGATTGGTCTGTGCCTTTGCTAAGATAGAAATCTTTAGACTGCTTTAAAAAGATATTCTGATTCAGATCTTCATCTAAAGTTCTATTCTCTAATCCAGGGAGGAGTTGATTTTTAGTTTTGACTAAAAACTCCTTTAAAAACAGAATGCTAAGGTTTTCAATTTTAGTACCCTTAGTATGATCATCAGATTCACTTTCTTCAAATATTAACTCGGCATTGTTTGTTCCACTTTTATAAGATGAAATACCAACAAATCCTCTTCTACATCCAGTGAAGGAATAATCCGTTTTTTCTCTATATGTGATAATCTCATTATCAATTTTTAATAGACCATAAGAGTCTGGAAATCCAATAGTTCCTGCAGGAGACTCAACAGGGTCTACTTTGATTGTTTTAGTGTAAAAATCAATATCAGCAGCAAGAGTAACAGATTCAACTAGATTTGTTGTAGTATCTAATTTAATATACTCATCAATATTCTGAATCAGGTCAACAGGTCCACTTTGATATTCCTGTCCGAGATAGTATTGCTTTAAGAAACTTGATACTAAAGGATAATCTTCCTGCACATATTGAGGAAGTTGACTAGAAACAACGCTGTTGAGTTGGACTCTGTTATTTGACATTTTATCGATTTATCGTCTTAGTATGAAGAACTTGAACCTGAAGATCCAGATGTAGATGTGGTAGATGTGGGAGTTGAATATGATGTTCCACTGCCCGTGCCTGTCGTGGTGGTTGTGGTGGATGTACCACCAGTGGTGCCTGTAGTCGCCTGTGCGGGTCTTAGAGTGGTTGTACTACCACCTGCTCTCACCAGATTACCATTAGCGTAACTTGAGGATACAATGTAGTTGGATGCCGATGGATCCAATCCAGATGAGATTTCATCTACAACCATTTGGAAGTTACTACCCCCTATATCTAGTTGCAAATAAAGATCCTGTAATCCGACAACATCATTAGAAAGTGGAGTTGCTTCAATCTCAATGATGGGTATTCCATCTTTATCCTTTGCTGCTAAAATATTGATAGGATTAAGAGTTACAATTCCAGAAACATAGTTAATAGTTCCTGCGTTTCTTCTTATAATAGTAGGAGACTGAGAACCTATATTTGGAACAGTAAACAAGAATATTGTGCCTGTAACTCTATTAGTATCTGGAATATCACCCAGGTAGCACACATCGGTTAATCCTGCTACATTAAATCCAGAAGATTTAATGTTATAACCATTCATACTCTTAATATAGAACTCATTACCAAATCCAATTGAATATTCTGCAAATGTATCGGTAACAACTCTCAGATCCCTTCTCATTTTTACCGTGGTAATATTAGAAGTGACTGCTTCATGACTATCGTCAACAATTTTCAAGAATTTACTATATTTGAATCTTGCGCCATACTTATTCATCTCAGAAGACTCCGCATACTTATTTGCGTTGTTCTGAACAATAGTGGAGACTGCTGCTGCCGATGGGGCAAGGTTTGAGTTATAATATACCTTACTATCAACCTCCAAATAGAGATATTTTAGATCTAAGATCTCTGGAACGATTCCAGCAACAGCGTATTTCTTTAATTTTAGTTTAATATTCTCTTTCATCAGATTTGGCAGAAAATCGCCAAATCTAGGTTTGATGCTGATGAAAACTTTACCATATTGTGGTGGAACTAACTCCTCACCACCAAAAACAGAAATAGACTCAGTTTCTGGATAGATTTTTGCTGGAATCAGTGTTTCATAATCATTTGCAGTTAATGCTCTATTTTGAGAAGCATAGATGCGAGGTGCGAACTTCTTTATTGATTCAACACCTTCAATTGACTCACCACCAGAAGCAGTGATTCCAGTTGTAAGTGCAGAAATGCCAGAAGTGACGACATATTCTTGAGAGTTACGAATATAGACAAGTCTTCCAGAAAACTTAAAGTTGTTTACTCCATTTCCAGCGTCACCGCTAGAGGTAATGTAGTTTACAGTGACAAAGTTATCATCTTCAAGTTTTTTACCAAAAATATTGTCTCCAAAGATAACTTGATATCTCTCATCATCAACTTCTTGAATAAAATAAACTTTTGACTCTCCATTAATATCAAATAAACTATCTTGAAGACTATATTTTACACTTCTAGAAGATTGTTGATTTGGTTTGACTGAAACTGTCATTAAATCAGTGTCAATACCAACATTATCTAAAATAAACTTTTGCTCTGGGTTTCTGGCGCTGTAAGTAAAGTTAGATGTTACTAAATTTCCTTCGTAAACTGGAATATTGTTAAATTGTGCAGTATTATCAATAACAGGGACTGTAATATCCTCTACAATCGAAAAAACAAAAGATTGTGATCCAAAAGAAGTAGAAGAACTTGCTACAACTCCTTTTTGGAGAGTAATAGTTGCTGGTGTAGGTGAAATATCACTAGTGTCAACAAAAAATGT